ATGAAAGGAAAGAACGTGAAAGGCCGGACGGGTCCCGGCGGAATGGACGCGGAGCACATCTGCGAGATAATGGGGGAAGCCCCTACCCAGCCTCGGTGGAACGGGGCCGTACAGCCGTCCCTCTACGGCGATGAATACCTGAATGGAATTGCGAGCGTGCAGCGCCGGTCACTGCACATTCCCGCCACCCTACACCGGAAACTCTCCATCCTGGCGGGAGCCTCAAACGGGAAGGTCACGCTGGAGGGGTTCATCAACCACCTTGTCTCACGGCATCTGGAAGAATACAGGGAAACGGCGGAGATGATTCTGGAGGAGTCCCTGCCCGGCCGGACATAAGGGGCCGTCCCCCATGACAGGGCATCTCATCCGATCGGGGCATTGTTTTTTGTCTCAGGAACAATAGTGTTTAACATTTTAAAGGTATGAGTATGAAAAAAGAAAAAGAGTTGTTGGTTGCCGTCGCCAGCCAGAAGGGCGGCGTGGGCAAATCGGTCTTTACGGTACTGCTGGCCAGTGTGCTGCATTACCGCAAAGGGCTGCGTGTGGCTGTCGTGGACTGTGACTCCCCGCAGCACAGTATCGCGCTGATGCGTGAGAGGGACATAGAGAACGTCATGAAAAACGATGACCTGAAGGTGGGCCTTTACCGGCAGCACGAGAGAATCCAAAAGCCTGCCTACCCGGTCATCAAAAGCGATCCGGAAAAAGCCGTGGAGGACCTGCGGCGTTATACCGTGGAGAAAAGCGAGGTTTTCGATGTCGTACTTTTCGACCTCCCCGGAACGCTCCGCAGCGAGGGTGTGGTCTATACCGTCGCCGCGATGGACTACATCTTTGTCCCGCTCAAGGCGGACAACATCGTCATGCAGAGCTCCCTGCAGTTTGCCAAGGCGCTGGAAGAGGAGCTGATCGCCAAGGGGAACTGCAACCTGAAAGGGATCCGGTTGTTCTGGAACATGGTGGACAGGAGGGGACGGAAGGACTTGTACGAAGCCTGGAACCGGGTCATCCACAGGATGGGGCTGCGGCTGCTGTCCTCGCACATTCCGAACACCCTCCGCTACACCCGGGAGGCTGACCCTGTCCGCAAGGGTGTCTTCCGTTCCACGCTGTTCCCGCCCGATTCCCGTCAGGAGAAGGATTCCGGCCTTCCGGAACTGGTGGAGGAGATATGCCGCGCCATCGGTCTGGAAGAACCTGCTGCCGGCCGGGCGGATGATAAGATACAGACACCTTAAATAAGGATTTTTAGCCTAAGGTAAACTAAGCTAAACGGCACGGTAATAGGCTCCTTATAATTACGACTTCTCCTATGAATGCATTACCTTAGTAGTATATAATAAAGGAGGTAACAAGTTATGAGCGAGCAAATTAGGCGTATTTTAGCACAAGAGACAACGAAGACAAGCAAGATCCAGCAGCTGTTCCTTTTAGGGGTTCCCCGCGCGGAAATCGCGAGGATGGTGACCAACGGCAATTACGGTTTCGTGGTGAACGCCCTACGCCGGATGAGGGAACGCGAGGGCGGTTTGAACATCCATCCGGCGACAGCCGCACTGGATTATACTTTCAACCGCAAGTTCGGTATCGAGATCGAGGCTTACAACTGTTCCCGTGAACGGCTCGCACGCGAGCTCAGGGAGGCCGGGATCGAGGTTACGGTGGAAGGCTATAACCATACCACCTGTCCATACTGGAAGCTCGTGACGGACAGCAGTCTGAACGGCAACAACACCTTCGAGCTGGTCAGTCCGATACTGGTCGGTGAAGCCGGCCTGCGGGAGCTGGAGAAGGTCTGCTGGGTGCTTGAGCTGTGTGGGGTGAAGGTGAACGACAGCTGCGGGCTTCACGTACATATCGATGCCGCCGGCTTCAATATGGAGACCTGGCGCAACCTGGCTCTGAGCTACAAGCACCTTGAACCGGTCATCGACGGGTTCATGCCGGCATCCCGCAGGGACAACCGCTATTGCCGGGGACTGGGGCATGTCTCTGACGAGATGATACGTTCGGCCCGGACGGTGGACGAGCTGAAAGGAAGGATCGGCGACCGTTACCACAAGGTGAACCTCGAGGCCTACTCACGGCACAAGACGGTCGAGTTCCGCCAGCATTCTGGAACGACCAACTTCACAAAAATGCGCAACTGGGTGCTGTTTCTCCACAAAATGGTTACCTTCGCCACGAGGGGACAGGTGCCCGTGGCCACCGCGCTCCGGGACATCCCCTTCCTTGACGGTGAACAGAAACTCTATTATAAACTGAGAACCAAAAAACTATCGGCATGAACAGGCATATGTATATTTTGGCAGATGGCGGCAGGATTGCCGCCTCCGACCCTTCCGAGTTTGTACGCCTCCTGCGTGAGGGCAGCTGGTTTGACAGCGAATGCACCGATGAGGAGTACATGGTGAACTTCTCGGGCCGGTACCATGAACTGCACGGGGTGAGGGTGAGGACCGACACGCCCGGGAATTTCATGGACGACCTGAAAAAGTACGGCTACATCAAGGGCTGAGCGGCCCGCTCCTTTATTATTACACTCCCTGCCGGTTTGAGGTCACTCCATTTCATTTCCGGTGGGGATTTTTTCTTTTTCATCGCCGTGACGCACCCGTCCTGCGGGTTTCCAAAGGGGGGCGTGAAAGCCGACTGGCTACGGAGTCTTTTTCCGCGCCATATGACAAAAAACGACTATTCATGACTATTCCTGCCAGTCGGACGAATGTGCTTGTCCCGCATGTTTTCTTCCCTTATATTCGCACCGACATTTAAACGAGTTGAAAATATGGAAATATGCTACATCGAGGCCGGTGTCCTTGAGAGGATGCTGGCATGCGCCGAGAAACTGTCCGGAGATGTGGACAGACTGTATGAGAGGAACCGCTGTAAGGAACCCGGCGAGTGACTGGACGGCCAGGATGTCTGCCTGCGCCTTGACATCTCGCCGCGTACCCTGCAGACCCTCCGCGATACCGGACGGCTGGCGTTCACCCGCCTCCAGCGGAAGTTCTATTACAAACCGGAGGACGTGGAGAGGCTGATGACCTACGTTGGCATCAGACGCAAGGAGAAGGCGGTGAGGGAAAGAAGAAAGAACGGAAACCTTTAAAGAACGGAAGAAATGGAAGGAATTATCGATAAGGAAGACGGGCGCATCCGCAGGTTCTTCGCCCTGCTGGACAATATAGAGAAAAAAGTGGAACGTCTTGCCTGTGACAACCGTCCTCCCTTCAACGGGGAACGGTTCCTGACCGACAGGGAGCTTTCCGAGACATTGAGGATCAGCCGCAGGTGCCTGCAGGATTACAGGGACCAAGGACGGATTCCCTATATCCAGCTCGGTGGGAAGATCCTGTACAAGCAGTCGGACATCGAGAAGCTGCTGGAGGAGAATTATTACCCTGCATCGGTATAATATCGTATTCAAGTTTAAGGATTGCCGCCGGAATTGCATTTACGATTCCGGCGGCAATCCTTATTTAGTCGGCGGCTTCCTTGCCGGCCGCATCCGCGGACTTTCTTCTTTCCATCAGCCGGTCCATGTCCGAGGATATCTTCCGGTCGGTGACCTGGGCGTAGACCTGCGTGCTGTCGATGTTTGTATGGCCCATCATCCTGGCGATGCTCTCTATCGGAATACCCGCGGTCAGCGTCAGGGTCCCGAACGAATGCCGGGCCATATGGTAGGACAGGTTCTCCCTCATCCCCAGCGCCACGCCCATCCCGTGCACCTCGTACCAGAGGACATCGCGGACAGGCAGCGGGAATACCGGCCTGTCGTCATCCGTGGTGTTGTAAAGCTCCAGTATCTGTCCGGCTATGGGATGCAGCGGGATGAACGCCTCCACGTCCGTCTTGGCCCGGCGGATGCGGATATACCTTCTTCCTTCCGAGGTCCTTCCGATATGACGGGGATGGAGAGCCCTCGTATCCGCGTAGGCCAGACCGGTCATACAGGAGAAGATGAACGTCCTGCGCGCCAGCTCCATCATCGGGTCGGGCATCGGGGTCTCCATCATCCGCTTCAGTTCATTGCGGCTGATATGCCTTAGTTTAGGTGCATCTTTCTTCTCGTATGCCACATCTTCTATCGGGTTGGCCCGCAATACTTCCCGGTCCACGGCGATGTAGATGAGCCGGTTGAGCCAGCATAGGCAATGGTTCACGTGTCCGTTCCTGTGTCCCAGCTCCTTCTTGAGGAAGACCTTGAACGATTCGGCGAATTCCCCGGTGATGTCCGAAAAGGCGATGTCCTTCATCCCGCGGGATTCGATGAACTGCCTGAGATTGAGCTGTGTGGTCTTCGACTGGCGGTAGGTCGAGGTGGAGTTGATCTCCTTGGAGCGGACCCTGAGCCGTTCGCGTTCCACCTCTCCGGCCTGCAGGAGGTATTCCGGCACGGAATTGGCACCTGACACGGTGGTCTTGAGCAGTTCGGCCGTGACCACTCCCTGGTTCCTCAATAGGTTCCCGTACGCCTCTTCCAGCCGGCTGCGGAAGGCGGCAAGGCAGTTGTTCTCCCTGACTGTTTTGATTTCTCCCTTCGTACTGTCCCAGTCACCGGGTTTGCAATAGATACCGGTGGTAACGGCCGACTTCTTCCCGTCGACACTGATCCGGCAGAGGACGGCGGTCGTGCCGTCCGATCTGACCTTGTTGCGGTTGATGTAGAATAAGAGTTTGAATGTACTGCGCATGATAATGATATTTTTTAGGATTAAAGAATAAGTTTCAAATCGCGGGTTGCCTCGACGAACCTGTCCATGTCCTCGAACAGTCGCTTCGGGGTCACACGGGCGTATATCTGGGTGGTCTTTATGTTGGAGTGTCCCAGCATTTTGCTGATGGTCTCGATCGGCACCCCTTCCTCGAGCGTGACCAGGGAGGCGAAAGAATGTCTTCCCATGTGGTAGACAAGGTCCTGGCTGAGCCCCGCCATCAGGCGCAGGGATTTCATGTTGGCCCTGAGCGTGTGGTAGTCCTGCGGCGGGAAGAGCGTGACGCGGGTATCGTCACGGTACTTCTCGATCAGCGCAACGGCTTCCGGCAGCAGCTTGACACGTCCGAGGTAGTCGGTCTTCTTTCGCCGGTATTTCAGCCAAAGACACCCCTCGTCATCGGTGAAGAGGTTCTCCCGGGTGATGCTTACCACATCGGCATAGGCGGTGCCGGTGTAACAGGCGAAGAGGAAGAGGTCCCGGGTGATGACATGTGACCTGCGTTTTTCCGGTATCTCCAGATCACGCAGCTTCTCGAAATTCTCGCGGCTGAGCGCCCGTGGGGTGGTCTCCTTCTGCTTGGGCAGCTTGAAGTGGCAGAAATGGTATTTTTCCGAATGTCCCTCTTTATAGGCGATACGGCAGATCTTTTTCAGGATGGACAGATAATGGCGCACCGTCTCCATCGCCAGTCTCTTCTTTTCCAGGCAGAAGTCCTGGTAGTCACGGATGAACTGCTCGTTGAGCTGTCCGAAGGCAAGGTCCGAGACCTTGAATTCCGTTTTGATGAATTCGGCAAGGGTGCGCCGGGTGTAGACGTAGGTCGACATTGTTGTCGGCGCACGGTCCACGCCCACACGGGCTTTCATCCCTTCATTGTGCCGGTCGAGAAGTTTGAGCAGGGTCATCTGCATGCCCGCGTTACCCTGGAACATGTTCCTGACCGCGGCGGCATCGAAATCTTTTTTCCTTTCCATGAGGGAATTGAAGGCCGAGTGTACGGCAAGCAGCAGTCTCTCTATTTTTTCATTGGTCTCTACCGCTTCACGGCTCTTGCCGTTCAGCCGGCTCTCACGCGCGTTCCATAGTCCGGGAGTACAGGAGAGCTTGCAGCTGAACTGCGCCATCGTGCGGTTGAGGGTGATCCGTCCCATGATCGGGGCCTTGCCGGTCTTGTCCGGCTCGCTCTTTTTCAGGTAGAGCAGTACCTTGAATTTTTCCACTTTCATAAACGCTCTTTTTTAGGTTGTAAAAATACTCCTTTGAAAAGCGTCCTTTGGCATGCAAAACATTGATAAACAGTGAATACAAATCCGCTTTGTTCCTATCGGTAAAAATTCGGTTACCTGTCGTTGTTCCCGAAACAGACGGCTAACAGTCTGGTAACTGAAACGCTGCAATATTTTGTTTTCTTTTGCAGGTCTGTCTATTATGCAAATCTTGTAAAATGCTTAATTATAAACGATTTACGTTTAATTATCGCCATTCTGTTTTTTATTGCATTTCTAAATATTACTTACACCAGCCGCCACACATTCGCCAGCACGGTTACTTTAGCCAATAACATATCTCTGGAAGTCGTTTCTAAGATGTTGGGACATACCAATACAAGAATGACCGCCCACTATGCAAAGCTAATAGACAAGTGCATTGGTGAGCAGATGGATAAACTGATGGATACGTTCACAGGGGATTCTGATTACTAAAGCATACTCTATCCACAAACTCCCCACTTGTAGCAATGCAGGTGGGGATTATTTTTTTAACTTTGCATATACAACCATTGCACATAAGGATATGCAACCAATAGATAAGTTCACAAATATAGATGCAGTTTACCCCACTTTAGAAGCAAAAGAGGAGGATTCCATTTTGGATTACGTTTGGCAGCTTGCCATGCTGATACACCCTGCAATGCCCAAAGAAATACAGGGCATAATATTCGAGGGAAGCGAAGCCTTGCCCACCTTTAAAGAAAGGTACAACAACAGGTTTATTAAAATGCCACTAACCTATGAAGAATATAAGAAGAACAAAGAGATACAACCAACCCTTGCTGGTTTGGAAATAGATTCAGACAGGTTTTGGTTTCTTCTCCTCTTTATTTGGGATTATACACAGGGACAATGTTTCAATGCCCAAGAAGTTGCCTTTTCACCCATAGGTGAACTGAACAGCCTTATCAAACTGCTATCTCAATATAAGGCAGTTGGAGAGAATCCACTGACAGACCAAATGCAATTCAGTGAAGACATCACATTATCCATTCAAATAAATGGTAAGGAAGTGCAGACCATACAGCACCCCAATACCATTAGTTACTTGTTATCCTTATGTGAAAAGAACTTCCAATCACTCTGCGATATGGAATTGAAAGATATGATAGCAATGTGCGAAGTTCCCTTGAAAGATACAAGCAACACGGAATCCAATAATAGCCAAATATGCTATTTTACCCTATTATTCAAGTCCATGTTACAGCCATTTCCTGACGGAATAATGACAAAACAAAAACGAAGAAGCAGGAACAGTAAGATTTCCTACAATGTTACATTCTTAATATCAAGGCTTATTTATCTGACAGGAATCTCCAAGAATGAGGAATTTTATGTGAATGAGCGCACATTAAAAGGCTATCTAAGCAATAAGAGCAAACTGACAAATGTCAGAAACAGAATATATTAATAGAATAATCGTCTAAGGGAGAGTAACATCTCCCTTATTTTTTACTCTCTCTTATCCTCACGGTTTCTCCCCACCTTTGCAGCGTCAAAGGGACAGAACTTGCAAGGCAGCAAGTTAAGGAAGAACCAAAATCCTCAAAATTTTACTCTCCTTTAATCTTCTCCAAAGTTCCCACCTTTGCAGCGTAATCAGATAACCAAGTGCGCATAGGTTTGACGCTTACACTAAACTATCAACAACTATAAAAAATAAAGATTATGGAAGAAACAAAAATGACATCAGCAGAAATTAAGATGCAAGCAGTAGAAGAAGCCCGTCAGAATTTGATGAAAGCCAAGAACGTGCTTGAAGCCAACAAGGATGCAGAAGCCAATATCAAGAAGTCTGCACAGGTCAATGTTGGTAAAGCTGAAACCGCATATCTTGAAGCACTTAAAAAGGTGGAACTTCCAACCACTAAAATAGAAGTCTGGAATGAAGCTATCAACACAGCCGAACAGGTAATCTTCACTAAAGAGCAAAAGGAAATCATCATCGCTACATCTGTTTACAGCATGGCAGTAAGCAAGGTAAACATCGAATGGGGCAAGGACTTGATAACCAATGAAAAATTTGATAAAGTTCCTCTCTACATCACAGAAGCTACCCTGTTTTACAATGCAGACATTGAACTGAAAGACCTTAACGGGAACATCATACCTAAAGACACTCCTAATGTTTATGTGTCTGTTGACACTGCAAACGGATATTGGCAATGGGCAAGCTACCATGAACACAACCTCAATGCCATAGTCAAGGATGATACTAAACTCATTATAGAAAATGTGAGAATCAAAGAGTTCGCATCTTTACAAGAGTTTGGCAAGTACAGAGGAGTAAACAATGTGTTAAGTCGTGGATTTAACGGATTGGAGAAAGCTGGTAACGCAGCATTAGCCACTCAACAGGAGTTCTTTAGCAAGGTGTTCCAAAAGGCATTAGAATTGAAAGCAAACATCAGCGTAATCACCAAATACTATAATTTTGGTAAGACACTAAGTTTGAAAGTCTGGAACAGTGCCATGCAGGGAGTTTGTGAAACCCAACTTGAAGAATATGACTTGACAGTAGGCGATACAATTATCAAGACTTTAACTGACATGAAGATTTCTAAGGACACTATCAGACATCGCTACATGATTGATGCAATCACCCAGCTTGCCAATTACGCACCGAATGGTGAAAACAAAAAAATTGGATTGGATGAAACTCTAAGTACCATAAAAACATTGAATGAGGACAGCATTAAGATTATAAATAAAGTGAAGTCAGACCATGTGAGCATTATCTATTCTGAAATGCTCACTCAATACCTAATGAATCATGGAGTGATTAAGGAAGAACAGGCTGCATAAGCCATCAACAGTGAAGCCCATGTGACAGGTGGGCTTGCTCTTTCCAAATTCTTAGACATTCTGAATAGTTTAAAGTCCAATTCTTAAATGTGTGGTCTTATCATTAGTTCCCCACTTATGGAGTTACTATCTTTATAGCACTTCAAACAGATAATCCCACCACACAGATTGACGGACTACACACTATTCAGAATATCTAAAATGGAAGAATTTACCTATGGGCAGATAAAGGCTAAGGCTCTTAGACAGGGAATAAAAGATAACAAAGTCCATATTGGATTATGGGTTAATCTTAACAACTATCTAAAGACGAGGAGAAAGAAGAATGGAAAGGTTGCTACCTATTATATATCATTGCAGAAGTTGGCTTATTAACTCATTAATATTCAAACTGACATGATTATCCATTTGCCAACAGGTAAGAAGTTCCATAACAGGAAAGAAGCCAAGATATACTTTGGAACTGCCTACTATTACAAGATGGAACGAGAGAAGAAAGATTTAGTGTTTACCAATAATGTTCAATCAGCTACTAATGAATATGAAGATACCTCAAAGACACCTGCTAAGCAGGACAAGTAACATTAGGCAGGATTATGCCACCATTAATAAATCAATAGTGGATAAGCTCAATCCACCCAATTTGTACAGGTTCTTCTGTCTGTCCTTATATAGGAATGACTATTATAAGGTCAGATGGAGAATTAAGGATTTAGCTCAACGGACTGGAGAGGAAGAAACTGCACTAAAGAATTTCAATAAGGACATAGAAGCAGTGTTGGTCAGAAAGAGATACCCTGTACCAATCAACCACCCTATATATGAATTTACAATGAGAAGTCTTTACTGCATCCCACCAATAGACCATCCCAACTTTATAACACTATCCTACCTCTTTATGAAAGTGGATTTGGATATTAAAGTGAAAGGCTATTATATCAAGCTCCTATTGACAGCAGAAGATAACAAGATATTACTTTCTTCTAATAAGTTAGCTAACAAATTGGGAATGGGTAAGAAAAGTGTAGAGAGTTACAATCTGGATTTATATAGTGCAGGTCTGTTAAGATATATACCCAAAGGGATAGAGCTTACTCCAAATGAACTATTATTAGACAATGATATAGCCAAACAACGTAAGGAGTGGAATCCCATCAACTCAAAAAACGTGTTTAAGATAGGATTCAAGCCCCAATAACAGGCAAGCAGGATTTTTCGTACTGTTTATTATTATATTAATAGATGGTACGAATAATCCCAAGTCTGCCTTATTATGACTTTAGAAGCGCATAAAGTCTGTTTTAAAAGTTGGGTACAACATTTAAGGTAAAAAATGGATTTTATAACCCCAATCTTCAAAATGTTGCACGAGATACCATACCGCCAATTTACTCCCCCTCTCATCAAGTAGAATAAAAATGAGAATTGGCAGACACCTGCCCACCCCCTCAACCATTATAAATTTTACTATTCACCTCACATCATTCATGGACTTCTTAAAGAGATACACAATACAGACATAATGGTAATATAGTCTAATTGTAATATCGCTTAAATGTAATTCAGCAAATTGTAGTAAAGTCAAAATCGTTATGGAACAATCCAAAGCGATAGGAGCTTTACCAATTCCAGAATTAAATCCAATCAATAACCATTTAAACAATTTATCATTATGAGAAATTTAGTTATCATGCCAGCTATGGCACAGAACCGTGAGAGAATGAATTTGGGTGAATATGCAGAGGAAGCAACAATCATCATGGATGAACCTGTAAGACCTGCCAACCATTTCATTGAAGCCAACACACAGGAAGTAACATTGAATCATCTGAAACATGACTGCATTACTCCTGTGTTCTCTAAGGACAATGAACTTACCATTAACCATGCTGCATTTGTGGAAACCATACAGGATGCAGCACAATCATTCTTTAGTGGTGAGAAAGTGGAACAGGCAGATATTCGTGTGAGCCACATTATTAAAGGAAGAATCCCAGAAGCCATCCACAAGCCAGCTAATCAATTATTGGAATCTGACAAGACCATCTATTATGAAAGGGCGGCATTTAGCATTGATGTTCCTACCATTTATGAAACAGTGGGTGGAAATAAGCTCAACCTTTCCATTGTAGGTGTGAGAGCTTATAATCAGATGAACTTATACAGCAAGAAAGTGCCAGAGTTGTTTCGTCTTGCTATTGGCTTCAAAAACCAAGTCTGTTGCAATATGTGCATCTTTACTGATGGCTACAAGGACGATTTGAAGGTGAGCAACACAACTGAACTCTATCGTGCAGCTTTGGAACTGTTCAACAACTACAATCCTGCCAGACATCTTTATCTGATGCAGCAATTAGGTAACACTTCCATGAGTGAACACCAATTCTGTCAGATAATAGGCAGGATGCGGCTTTATCAATGCTTGCCAACAGGCTATCAAAAGGCACTGCCAAGAATGTTGCTTACAGACACTCAAATCAATTCAGTAGCCAAAGCATACATCAATGATGAGAACTTTGGCAGTTTTGGAAGTGAACTTAATATGTGGAAGTTCTACAACTTGCTTACAGGGGCAAACAAGTCAAGCTATATTGATTCATTCTTAGACCGTTCTCTAAATGCTACTGAAATGGCTTTGGGAATCAATGCGGCTTTACATGGTGACGAACGCTATAAGTGGTTCATTGATTAAATGGGCTTATTGATTGAGAGAGGAAAGGGCAGCTATTCAGTTAGTTGTCCTTTCTTTATTTCTACCAACCTATTAAAACTTAGAGTTATGAATAAACAGATAGACAAACTTGTAAAACATATCAGAGAATTGGAAGCCCGTTTGGGAGAAGTGGATAACAACCTTAGATATATAAAGGTAATACAGGCATTGAAACACTCCTTAGAGAAGTTGGATAATATGCTGAAAGATAATGCCACATTACAAAGGGAATATCAAGCAATATATCTAAGCTACTTCTATACAAGTTGTGGATTTTCCTTTTATGACAGGGTGTGCAATTCTATTTTGGAATACCAATATGGGAACAGACCGTTTTAAGAAATATCCTATATAATAAGGTGTGGAATATCTTAGTAAGATGTTCCCACCTCTATTAAATTCACTTTGGATAAAAATAAATGTTTCCTTAGTAATCAATGAGTTAGTAAATCCAACTCAGAATTAATATTCACTTCTATTCATTTACTTATAAAACAGAACATTATGTCACTTAAATATTCAAGCACAACCGCAGACTATCTTATATGGTCTGATGCAATGAACCTCACAAGAAAGTTGGCAAAGGATAAGAATTATAAAATCTCACTTCTTATAGCTTTGGGATGCTTCACAGGATTAAGAATATCTGATATTCTATCTTTAAGGTGGAAGCAGATATTAGGTGCTGACGAGTTTACAGTAATTGAGAAAAAGACAGGCAAGGTAAGGACTATCAGACTGAATCCACAATTACAACAGCATATAAAAGAGTGCTACGAGCATATAAATCCTGTTGGAATCAATGCACCAATTCTTATAAGTCAGAAAGGTACAATCTTCACTGTTCAGAGAATCAATATCATTCTTAAAGAGGTGAAGAAGAAGTACAGGCTAAAGATTAAGAACTTTAGCTGCCATTCTCTTAGAAAGACTTTTGGCAGACAGGTCTATAACATGAACAGCGATAATGCAGAGTTGGCATTAGTAAAGCTGATGGAACTGTTCAACCATAGTTCTGTTGCCATCACTAAAAGATACTTGGGACTAAGGCAGGAAGAAATCTTACAGACTTATGACTGTTTGAGCTTCTAATGACAGGCAGGACAAATTTAGAGTAAGGTTAGTCTTGTACACCCCAATCTGAATTTGTCCTACCTTCAAATTTAGACGGAGAAATTAACTTTAGCTTTATAAATCCATGTGGGTAACAATTTCTAAAATTCAGTTCTTATAAGGGGAATTATCATTTTGATACCCACATGGATTTAAAGAGCTTAGATGCAATTCTTATTAAATATCCCGTTCAGACTATGTTTGAGGGCAGGATATTTACTATTTATCCTCACTTCATATCTAATGATTTAAAACCTTTCGTTATCTTTGCAACCAATTCCAATGAACTAATGTGTTAGGGAGTTGGAAGGACATATTTAACGAAAGGTGTTATTGAAATTATCTTCCGCTAACAAATTCTCGCAAAATTTGAAACGGTACGAAGATGATAGCAATAGCACCCACACTTGGATATATACCTACCTTATGTTTGTAAGGTTTCTATATGCCCTTTGGTGTGGGTCGCTATTGTTTTATCCGTACCAAAGGCAATGCGAGAAGCCAGTTAGCGAGATAAAACAAATAGTGTTCCCACACCTTTTTTATTGTAACAGCTTATCCATAGGGAGCAGGTAAGGTTATATTGCATTTAGATTATGGATTTAATTAGAAGAATGAGCTTAAATCATCCATTGTTCTTTGATACTCAATGTAGGTTATATATGCCATCGACTATTTTGGGGAAATATAACCCATTCACTACTGCTTATATAGAATATACTTGCAGAGGAACTATTACAAAAGAAGAAATAAAAATTGACCAAGCTCTTAAGGAATGGGAAAAAGTAAGGTTTTTCTATAACTGCATACATGCTTGTTCGCATAAAGCATTAAAACAGAACGAATATGATTATCTATGCTCTCAACAATTCAAAGAGCTTTGTAATTGCTTTAAATATGCGAATCCTCCCATATATGGAGATGGAGGAGTTTTAATATTTGAATCTTTTACACCTCAAAACACCTATATGAATATACCATATCAACAAGGAGAATATCTAATAAAAGGAATACAATATTTCCCAACACTTGATTGCGTAGATTTTGACTTGGTACAAAAGTACTCAAATAAAGAATCATACACAGAAGTTCCATGTACAAAAGATTTTCAGACATATTTTGAATTATATTGTGGAATACATTATGCAATAGCAATGTTATATGGGAATTATAATGAACGGACTTTATCGTGCAAATATTTTGATGCAGAAGAGGCATTAAGACTTGGGATTATCAAACTAAAATAGAAAAAGATGAAAACATTTAAATTATTAGCAACCTCATTATTGATTGCTGTATGCGCAGGATTTAGCTCCTGTGGCAATGATGATGAATTAGAGCAAATTATTCAAGATGAAATAGTAGATGGTACTGGTGATTCATTTTCCAAATATGGCTTAAATTGGAAAGATTATGAATGTGAAGATTCACAATATGATTCTTTCAATAAGAACATCAATAACTTCTCTGGCTTGAAGAACAATCATCTATGGATTAGCTCTTACGATAGAACCACTAAAGAGAAACTTTGGGAATGGACAGACAGTAAAACTTTTGACAGGAAACGGACTGTACATTTAGGATATGGAGAATACAAGGATATTGAAATATCAAGCATTACTACTTATAGAGTTTGCATTAAAAACAATATCTTTGTTGCAGGCATTCGTTACGCAGGTGAATCATACGAAGAAGACAATATCCTATTCAAAACAGCAGCAGGAATACTCAAAGAAATTAAAAAGACTAATCCACTATATATCATTGATTGGTACAAGGAATCTGTGTTCATTGGAAACTGTTGCTATAATGACATGGGAGACACAATATATGTAAGCCCGTCTTTACTCGGTGCTCTTGAAGGTGTACCTGTTTCTTACGAGGAAGTTATTTTTATTAATTGTGACAACAATCCACTATATAATATCCTTGCTTCAAGAAAAAACTATAAGTCAAATCAGATAGTTTGGAACACAGAATACAAACTCCCCTTTGAAATTTTCTCTGACACCAAGAAAGGATATACATTGCTTGACAATTCCACAAATATTTGGAAGTACAAGTTAGACCTCTTATATTATGACGGTACTAAGAAAGATTATACATTTTATCTGAATATTGAAAATGGAACAATCTCTGAAACACTAAATGCTTCTCCCCTTGTAGGTAGTTGGATTTACATCACTGACGGAGGAAATAAAGAGATTATCACTTTTTATAGTGACAACACAGGTAGTTGGAAATCTATAGATATACATGATAATACTTCCAATACAGACCTATTTACTTATACAATGGATGATAAGGAGGATAAGTTTATTATTGATTTTGGAGATAATTCACCTGAAACATATTATTATAACATATCTGACAATAAGATGAAATTGATGTACGAGGACGGACATGTAGAACTTTATACCAAGCAATAG